AATAAACTTGCTGGCATAAGGCTAATTAAGGTGATGAGACACAGGTGGTGCTGCTACTCGCAAGGGTAGAACCGACATACCAGTCGGGTCTCAGATAGTAAGGTAAAAATCTACTCAATGTAGCAATGCCCCTTACTTGTTGGTAAACATGAATCCAACCTCCCCCACAACACAATCCAATTAAATCTAAAGCAATCATATGTCATTCGCAGAGTTAAAGAAGAAGTCAAATGCAAATTTTGATTTTCTACAAGACGAGATAAAAAAGTTAAGTAATAATAGTAATGCTGATGAGAGGTTCTGGAAACCAGGACTTGATTCATCAGGTAGTGGATACGCAGTTATTCGTTTCCTACCAATACCAGAAGGTGAAACTATTCCTTGGGCAAAAGTATATTCACATGCTTTTCAAGGACCAGGTGGTTGGTACATCGAAAACTCTCTAACAACCCTTAATCAAAAGGATCCTGTTGGTGAAGTTAATAGAGGTCATTGGAACGCTGGTACAGAAGAAGGTAAAGAGTTAGCACGTAAGCAAAAGCGTAGACTCTCTTACTACAGTAATATCTACGTTATTAAGGATACAAATGATCCTTCTAATGAAGGTAAAGTATTCTTATACAGATATGGTAAGAAGATCTTTGATAAGATCATGGCAGCAATGCAACCTGAGTTCCAAGATGAGAAACCAGTTAATGTTTTCGATTTTTGGGAAGGTGCAAACTTTAAGTTGAAAATTAAAACAGTCGCTGGATTCTGGAACTATGATAGCAGTGAGTTTGATTCTCCTAGTGCTCTTAATTCAGATGATTCTGAACTTGAGAAAGTCTACAAGGAACAACATAGTCTCGCAGCATTCACAGCACCAGATCAGTTCAAGACATACGATGAACTCCAAAACAGACTTCAATTAGTATTGAACAGTGCCCCTGCACCAACCTCTGTTTACAGAGAAGAAGCAGAAGTACCTGCACGTGTTGAGTCTGTTGCTGCATCATCTGCTCCTAGTTTTAAATCTAAGAGTGCTCCATCGCCAGTGGCCGATGATGATGATGCCCTAAGTTACTTTGCTAAACTAGCAGAGGAAGACTAGATGAGTGACGAACTAGTACGCATTGCAGATGCACTAGAAAGAATCGCAGACTTTTATGAAAAAGGTCTGCATGTAGACATAGATCATGCACACATAGATGATATCGGTGAGATACACGGTGACGTGATAACTCATCCGAAGCAATTCTAAGGTGGTGAAATTGACTTTCTAGTTATGTAAACATGGGAAAAAAATTCCCGACAAAAATTGATCAAAAAAGTCGATCTAAATTTGAGTTTCTTTTAATTTGGAAGAAATATAGGCAGAGCACTTCTTGTAGGTGCTCTGCTTTTTTAGTTCTGCAACTAATGGTTTAACAAACTGAGATTTCAAGATATAGATTTCTCTCTTTAATTCGTTCTTTCTGGTTACATCGTCAAATATCGTAATTGCTGAACTTATCGTATTTCCAGCAACTGTGGTAATTGAGTTGTTTACGTCTTCGTTGTTATATTGGAAATTACCGTCATAGAAGGTTTTATCGACTTTTTGCCCTTTTTTCAAAAATATCGTTCCGTTGCTATTTTTCACATCTTCTTTAATTTCGTAATATGATATTGTACCATATGGATCACTATATTCACTTTCCATCCATTTTTGAAGAGAATAGTTTGAAATAGGCCAATCTTCATAAACGTTGATTATGTTATTGGTTAATGCTACTATCCAATCCATACTAGAACTACCATACACCTTCTCGGCAAGTGTTTCTATTCTTTGGTCGTTCTCTATCGAATATTTGTTGTAAAATACGCTATAACTGAATACATCAGGATTAACCTCAAATCTCCTAAAGAAATTCTTTGCTAGTACGAAATCCGACTCAGAGAATGGAAAACTTTGTGGTTTTTGGTCGTATTTTAAATTTGGTAGTATAGAAAGATACATTAGTAACTCCACTCCTGATCTTGCATGAGATTCTCTTTGTAGACGATTTTTGTCTCTACCATTTGGATGGACAGTTCTACTGCTGTAGGGTATCCACCTATGTAGGTTGAATAAGAACCATCTGGTGTGTAGTTGATATCTACATTAGTTAGTGCTAATGCTTTATATTGTGATAGGTATGGATGTAGTTCACCACCTTTCATTAACTTCATTCTTACCAAATCTGGTACTTTGATGAAGTTGGTAAATGCAGTTGAATCTTTAGCGATGTTACCATCTCCAGCAGCATTACCAAAAGCAGGTAATGACTCCATTTTAAATGTATGACATATATTATGGATCTGCTGTGCTTCGTTTTCTGTTCTAGCAGTCATCTTAAACTTAAATCCTACGTTACGTATACGAGGACCACCAAATAGTAGTTCTACATTTGGGTTCTTGATTTTAGCAGTTGTACTACCAAGGATATCATCTTGAGATATCGACTGATTTGCACCAGATAATATCTTAGACATGGCATCAGACATTAGTCCTTGTACACCTGCAGGTAAACTTTTTACTCCTTCTAGCATGGAACCAGTAAGATCTTTACCAGCAATTGCTTTTAATATTCCAGCAGAAGCATTACCAAATTCTTTACCACCCCAGTTTGTTGCATAAGAAGTGCTTACGTCTTGAGGCATGAATAGTATTATTGATGGTATCTTTACACCATTTCTACCTGTCGCTGGTTGACCAAAGTTTCCAGCAATTTCATTGTCTTCCTCACCAATTTTTTTCTTTACTTGATCGTATCCAAACCCTTGTCCTAATGCTGCTAGTTGACCTACCACATCTGCACCAAAGACAACAGGTCCTAATGTAGCACTTACTCCAGATTTGAGTGTCTTATCAGCAAGAGTTTGTTTTTTGTTTAATCCAGAACCAGTCCTATTAAAAGGTGGGTTGTAAGTAAAGAAATCAAATTGAATATAGTCTGTATCAGACTCTACATTGAGGTCTTCTGGGTATCGTATATTTTTCTTGCCTGTATTATCAGTAGCAGTCTGAGCAGCCATATTAGTATGATTCTAGTGTGCGTTTAACTCGTATAGTTCGCTTCCTATTTCTATAGGAGTCATCCCAAACATCACTTTTACGAACGCTAAACTGTTTATCGTTTTTTATATAGACGAAATTGTCTATAGGTATCATAATAGCAGTCATCCATTCATCTACACCCAAGTCTAGATAGCGACCACTTTTTACATTTTCTATTAGGTATTTATGGAAGGAACCCTTGGGAACGACAAGTGTATCATTTGCTATTAGATTCTCTATTATCTTTAGTCTGTATTTTGGGTTGATGTAATGAAAATTACACCCTATGAAGTGATCTTCGGATCTATCTACCACATATACTAGAGGATAGGTATCATACCATTTCAACCATTTTGTTGATGCCTTGTATTCAAATAAGTAGAAATGACCCTTTCTAACTGTTTTTCTTGATTCGTTTGTGTCTTGAAACATTTCATCTTGTTTATCGTCAGCATTCTCATCCGATAGCAGTTGTGTTATTGGTTTGTTGTGGTATTCCGAAGATAAATATCGCAGTTGTTTCCTATACCAACCAACTGATCTTGGTTCGCTACCTGCTCGTTCTTTAATTGTCTCGAATAAAGTCTCAGACATTTAAGTCTTTCTCCGTGAGTACGACAAATGATAAATTCCTTTCTTTACACCACTTTGATGCATATTTCCATTTTGCTTGGTTGATTGCATAAGTAAGACATTCTGCTTTATACTTAGCAGTCTTTCTTTTAGGTTGCTTTGGTGGACTGCATTGCTTTAGTGGTTTTATCTCTATAATACTTTCTTTTACTTTTCCACCAATTTCCCTAGTTTTCATATAGAAATCTGGATAGTATCTGTGTATCTTTCCATCTTTGGGAGAACGGTATGGTATGATTATCTCTTCACTAGCCCATTTAGTCACAGATGGTTTGGTATCACACCATCTCATAAATTTACGTTCCCATGTTGATCTCCATATGATCT